AGTTTTCAAAGTACAGCTTTTCAATCTGCTACAAGCCCTGTAGATACTTTTGTGCAACCTGTAACTGTGCAACCTAAAAGTGGTGCAGAGGAATTAGCCGAAATATTGCAAGCAGTAAATCCAGGTCTACAAGCATTTATAGGACAGAAGATAGAAGATAAAGTTGAAGAAGAAAAAATTAAGTTTCAAAATATAGCAATACAAGAAGATATAAAGAATGGTGTTTTTGGAAATATTGTTACTGAAACAAGAAAAAAAGAAGGACAAGATGCTGCTAATCAACTTATAGGAGCTTCAAGAATTGGAAAAAAAGCATATGCTAAACAAAAAACTATAAATTCAACTTTTGGTATCAGCAATATTTTAGAACGTAGATACAAAACAGATAAAATTGAAATTACTAATGACGATGGATCTATATCAAATTTACCTTTAAATCAAATATCACCTGATTCAACAGAGTTTCAAAATTGGTTTCAAGGTGTTATTACACCTTTTGTTTCTAATATTTCAAAAGATGCTGATCCAGAAATTGTAAATGAATTTTTATTACCTCAACTTCAAAAATCAGTAATTAATTTTAATGAAGAAGCTCGAAAACAATTTAATACTTTTAACAAAAACAAATTAATATCAGAAAGCACAAATACTATTAATACTGCTGCAAAATTTTACTTAAAAGCACAGACCTACAAATTTAAAAATCCAGAAGCAAGAAATCTGATGATAGAAGATATAAAAAATAATCTTGGAGGTTTAGTTATTAACATGAAAAATGCAGGTATAACTGGAAATGATTTAACTACATTAAACGAAAATTTAATAACTAATATTGTAAATATCGGTGATTTAGCTATTACTCAAGGCAATTTTAGAGAAGCTCAAAGTTTAGTTAATTTTCTTGGTGAATCTATACCTGGATCTTTACCTGGAAAAACAATTAAAAATAATCCAAAATGGCTTGAAAAGACAACAGACTTTTTTAGTAAAATATATGAAAAAGAAGTAGAAAATACTTTAAGACCAAGCAAAATACAAGAAGCAAACAGGCAAAATGAGTTTACTACTAGAGTTGAAGATTATCGCAATGAAACAGATCCAATAAAAAAAAGTAAAAAATACGAATTATTAAATATAGATTTTCCAGAAAAAGAATTTCAATCAGATATTGACGAATTTGGTCAAGCTGACAACCAATCTTTTAATGAAAAAGCAAATCAATTTATAAAAGACATAAGAAGAGGTCTTTACTTAGTTGATGGCGAACCAGATACAGGTAGTGCTTTTATTGAATTAGATAAAATAGAACGTCTAGATTTGACACCAGATTCAGCTAGTAAAGCTGTAATTGAAGACCTTGAAAAACGTATAAATAATATGAAAGGTTATGCAAAAGATATTGAAAAGTATGAAAAAAAAATAATAGATGATGCTAAATCAGCTTTAAGCAAACGATCTACATTTGGTCCAAGATTTTTAAGGAATGATGATGCAAAACTATTGCAACGATATGAAAGAATTTTACAAAATGAAGCTGACGAAAGAATGAGTGAATTTGAAGAAGAAAACGAAAGACCTATGAATTTAAGAGAAGTTAAAGATATGTACAAAGAACTTGGGAATTTGTTGCAACTTGAAACTGGAGTGATTACAGAAGAAGAAGCAGGGGTAAACAAACCTCAAGGAGAATTTAAAATGAGGAAAGTTAATTTTCAAACTCCATTTGCAGCAGCAGATAGAAGGAAAAATCCTATTAAAGAAACTAAAAAAATACAAAATCAACCTACAAACAAAGTATTACAAGATGAGTCTTTTGATATACCACAACTTAAAAGCGAAGCCCCTAACAGCGAAAATACGACACAAATTGCAGATAACCTAGCTACAGGTTTAGGAAATCTTATACAAAATGGTTCAGAGATTGTAAGTGATATAAGTACAAATTTAGGGGCTTCAGATGGAGATATGTTAGCTATGGCTGATACATCATCACAAGAAAATATTGAAGAACCAGAGCTTAACTACAGTGAAGACAGTAGAGTTCAATCTATAATAAAAGCAGCTAACGCACTTGGTATTAGTCCAATTCCTTTAGCAGCAGTCATAGCACAAGAATCTTCATTTAGACCCTCAGTTGTCAGCACTGATAAAGCTACAGGTAAACAATACAAGGGGTTAATACAATTTGGTCCTTATGAAATTGAAAGGTACAATATAAGAGAGAATATGTCGTTTGAAGATCAAATGATAGCTGTAACAAAGTTTTTAAGAGATAGGGGAGTACAACCTGGTCATGGTGCAAAAGAAATATACGCAGCTATATTTACAGGTAATGTTTCTAATCTTGATAGAGGTGGTGCTAATTGGGAAGATTCAAATGGTACTACTGTAAATAAAGCATTGCCAAACCTTTTATCAGGAGGTTCTAAATATCAAATGGCAATAGATTTTTTACAACAAACAGGTATTTATCAAAACAATCAGTAAACAATGACTCAAACACCAACTAATAAAAACAATAAAAATGAGCCTATTATTAAAGGTCTTGAACCTTTAGATGAAGCGATACAAGATCTTAGTGCAAAAACTGTTGATTTTTTTGATAATACATTTCTTGGAGATAAAAGAACTCTAAAAGAAATAAGAGACAATAGAAATAAAATATTACAAGACGCAAGAAACAAAAGGAAAGAATTTCAAGATGAATATCAAAAAAATCTAGGGGTTACTGGTGATGTTATTAGAGGTTTTGTATCTGTACCTTTTGGTTTGATAAATAATACTAACAATCAAATAAAAGGTTATTTTTCTTCAATAACAGGCAATCCATATGAGGAAGAAGATTTAATTAATCTACAAGCACTTGGAGTGCAAAAGCCTGGTGATGAAAATAGACTTGGGTATGATCTTACTTATAACTTTGGTAAAGCTTTTGTTGGATTTAACTTATCAAATAAATTTTTAAGAGGTGTTGGTAAAAAATATAATATTAGTCCTTTGAGAGATAATTTAGCTATAAGATCTTTTGCAGCAGGTAATTTAGCAGATGCTGTTGCTTTTTCTCCTTACGAAAGTAATTTATATGATCTTGCAAATAAATGGAAACCTATAAGAAATGATTTTTTTGAACATTGTTCAGCAGCAGATAAAGATGTTCCTTTTATAGAAGCAAAATTAAGACAACAATATTGTATGGGTCTTGCAGGTGAAGTACTTGGTCAAACTGGTCGTGTAGGAGGCAAACTTATTGGTGCTGGATCTCAATTAATAAAAACAGCACCAGAGACAACATTTGCATTAAAAGGTCTTTTTTCTGAAGAAACAATTAAAAAAGCTGATAATTTGATTGATGCAGCAAGAAACATAAGAAACAATCCCATAAAAAGAAAAGAAACACTTGATGTTTTATCTCAATATCAAAAGACTTCATTAGATGATGTAGATACTTTTGCCCGAAGTAATACGGAAGCTCTGATAGATGAAGGTAATGACGATATTATTGATGAATTGTTAAAAGTATCAAAATCAGACGTAGGTGAAGAGGTTACAGGAGATGTAGTAGGTAGAAAAAAACCACCTGCAACTCAAAAGTTTCCTAAAGACTTACAGCCTACAAAACCAGTAGGAATCTTTGATCAGGAAAAAGGCACTCTTATTCCTAGTCGTAAAGTTTTACCTGATGCAGATAAAGATGCACAGTTAATTTATGACGGTATTAATGCATCAGATCTTACAGATCCTAAAACTACAAAAGTAATGACTGATGAAATGCAGTTAGGTCGTATTGTAAAAATGACTGATGAGACTACAGTTGCAAACCTTACTTATTTATTTAATAATTATGCCGATCAAACAAAAGAAACATTAGCTGATTATGTTCTTAAAGGTATAAGAGTGCAAAGAAGATCAGCAAGAAACATTAATAGATCTCTTGAAATATTAGAACAAGCAAGATTAACTGATAATAAAGAATTGTATGAAAAAGCAAAGCCAATATTTATTAAGAATTGGAGAAAATTTACTAGTTTTATAACAGAACTAAAAGGTCTTAGATCTGAAATAGCAAGAACTGAAAGAGTAGGACAGTTAGCAGGTCAAACTAGAATTGTTGATGGTTCTAATTTAGACAATGTTGTTTCATTGAAAAAGAAAACATTGAAAAAGAAAACAACTGATAAGAATGTTTTAGGTCAAATACAAGAACAAAAAAGAATCAAAGAAGATCAAAAACTAATGAAAGAATTAGTTCCTTCAGAGGAACAAATTGAAAGAGCTTTAGATTCAAAAGATCTTAATGAGCTTTTAGATTTTAGTAGAAAGCTAAGAACAATTAATGGTGATCCTAATGCACTTACAAAATTATTAAAAGGTGATGTATCAGGCGATAGTTTGATAGAAGACATAGGTTTTGGTTTAAAAATGAGTAAAGAGATTTATGTAAATAATTTACTTGGAGCAATAGAAACACAACAAATAAACTTGGCTTCTGGTCTTTTAAATATGTTTTTAGGACCAATAAAGTCAATTAGTTATGCTGCTCTTTCTGATGAAGGCAATACAAAACAAATAGTAAGAGGTATTGCAGAATTAGTTTCACAACAATTAGTTTTAAAAGATTCTGCCAAAATGGCAAAAAGAGCATGGACTCTTAATGAAAATTTAGTTGCACCTGCTAACAGAAAGTTTGTAGATAGAAGTAGTACATTTACTGAATTAGCAAACAAAATAAAAAACGAACCAGAAAACTTATCGTTTTTAGGGCAAAAATCAGAAACAGTAAATCAAGCGATAAAAAATTTAAACATACCAATAACAAAAGAACCAATAGAACTACCTTTTTTTAATAAAACTATTGCACCTATATCAATTACAAATGAAACAATATCTTCTTTAGTAAAAACTTTTGGTACTGCTGCCAACTTACCAGGTCGTTTTACTATGAGTTGGGGTGATGAATTTGTAAAACAAGAAATATTGAGAAGCGGAAGTTTTGCTGATTTTTTAGAAAAAGGTTGGGAGTCTGGATTGCGTGCTGATCAATTTGAAACTTTTGTTAGAAGAGGTATGGAGGATATAGACAAGTTATTAGTTAACCAAAGTATTGAAGGGGTTTCTGATTTAGCACAAGAAGTGTTTGCTAGAAATGCAGAACAAGCAATTCTAGATACTTTTACTAGGCCTATAGGTCAAGGCTATTTTAAAAAAGTATCAAAACCAATCAGTGAACTTGCTAAAAAACCTGGTATGGATTGGATCAATGCTTTTGTTGGTACACCAGTAAATCTCAAAAAGTTTGTTTTACGAAAATTTCTTACTCTTCCAACTTCTTTAGTAGGAACAAAATATGATGCGTCAAGGCCAGGTAGTTTATTAAATAAAATAAATTTTACAACTGGAAAGCCTATTAATATTGGTTTTGGAAACGTATTAAAAGAATACAATGATGCAATGCTTAGTGATAATTGGAATACAAGATCTAAAGCTTTAGGAGAAGCAATTCTTGGACAAGGTTTTTTATTAGGATTAGGTCTTTTATCTTCAGCAAGAAATGATCCTGATGCTGAAATGGTTTTGGTTGGTGCAGGTCCAACAAATTACAAAGCTAAACAAGTAAGAGAGGATAAAGGCGAAATACCAAGTAGTGTTGGTTTTTTAAAAAAAGATGAAAAAGGCAATAAGATTATAGGTCCAGATGGAAAACCAGAAAGATATTACTTATCATTTCAAGGCTTAGATCCTTGGGAAGCTGTTATGGAAATGATGGGAGATTGGCCAGAAGTAACAGCCGAACTAGATGCAGAAGACAAGGAAGAAGCAGGTAATGTTGCAGTAGCTCTTGCTTGGAGGTCATTACAGAATGATACTTTTTTAAAAGGAGCAACAGAACTAATGAGTGTAATGAGAAGTCCAGATAGATTTGCAAGATGGATGAGCAGACAGATTATTAATAGGATTCCTTTTTCTGGAAGAGCGTCTGTTGGTGATATAGCTAAAAGTCTTGGGATGCCAGAAAGCACAGTAAAATATTTAGATATATATTCTTTAGGTGCAACAAAAATACCAATACCAATGTGGAGAACTACTGCTTCATCAATCAAAAGAGCTAATGATTATGACTATTTTGATGACGCTACAGGAATACAATACGATTTAAAAAATCCTAAATTTGATAAAAAAGTTCGCAAAGGTGATGTTATTAAGCAAACAACAAGGGAAGATGGCACTCTTGTTGATGTAGAACCTAAAATTCCATTAGTTGAAAATTATTTTAAAAAGTTTGGTTTAGAATTTAAAAGAGCATTATCTCAAGGCGTTACTGGGTGGGATGCTGATTTAGAACCAGTTCGTAATACAAAAACAGGTAAGTTTAGACAATATCCTGTAGGTTTTGGATTAAAAAATTACAATCGTTTTAAAACAAGTGAATCCGAAAACAATCCTATACTTTCTTTTATGGATGAAATAGGATATATAGAACCTCAATTACCTGATACATTATATGGTGGCATATATTTAGATAGTGAAAATTGGTTAAAAATAAACAATAGTATTCCTTTAATTAGAGATGAAAATGGAGTAACTGTACAAGAAAAATATCTCGAATATATTAATGATCCAGAGACACAAAACCGTCTAAAAATATTAAGACAAGGTCCAGAAGCTTTAGATTCACAAAGATCATTAAGGTATAGAGAACAAATTCTTAAGGAATTAAGAAACGGATTTAGAAAAATTGAGAAAGAACAAGAAGACAGAGCTATTGATAGATGGTTAAATGAAGATAGGCCAGACTTACTTGAAGCATATGAAAAAGAAATTGAAGCTCTTGACGATGGGTATGAACTTAATCTTGATAATTAGTAAAATAAGGTAAACTTACAGTATTAAGATAAAATCATGGCTACTAACACTACTGCATCTTTTACAAACCACACAGGCAATGGTACTGCTGGTCCGTTTAGTATTTCTTTTTCTTACTTATCAGAAGCTGAAGTTGACGTATTTGTTGGTGGTGTTTTAAAAACCATTACTACACACTACACATTTACAAGTGCAACTCAGATTACCTTTACTTCTGGTAATGAACCTGCTAATGGTGCTGTAATTAAAATTCAAAGAGATACAAATATAGGTGCAAAAAAAGTAGATTTTAATGATGGTAGTGTTCTTACAGAATCAGATCTTGATACACAAAACGATCAATTATTGTTTGGTTTACAAGAACTGTCAGATGAATATGTAAAAAGAAATGGAACTCAATCTATAACTGGTAATCTTGTATTTGAAGGAAGTACTGATGATAATAACGAAACAACTTTAGCTATAACAGATCCTACTGCTGATAGAACAATAACTTTACCTGATAGATCAGGAACTGTAATTACATCAGGAGATACAGGTACAGTCACCTCAACAATGATTGAGGATGGAACTATCGTAAATGCTGATGTAAATGCAAGTGCAGCTATAGCTGGTACAAAAGTTACACCAGCCTTCGGTAGTCAAAACTTATCTACAACTGGTACAGCTGCAACTGGAGCTTTGTCAGTAACAGGGAATATTGGCGTTTCTGGAACTGTTGACGGTAGAGATGTAGCTGCTGATGGTACAAAATTAGATGGTATAGAAACTGCTGCAACAGCAGATCAAACCGCAGCAGAAATAAGAACTTTAGTTGAAGCTGCTACTGACTCCAATGTATTTACAGACGCAGACCATACAAAGCTTAATGGTATAGAAACTGGAGCTACCGCAGATCAGACAGATGCAGAGATAAGAACTGCTGTTGAAAATGCAACAGATAGTAATGTCTTTACAGATGCAGATCATACTAAATTAAATGGCATAGAAGCTGGAGCTACTGCTGACCAAACAAACTCAGAAATAAAGACAGCATATGAAGCAAATTCAGATACCAACGCTTTTACAGATGCAGAAAAAACTAAGCTTAGTAATTTAGGTTCTTTAAATGCTTTATCTGATGTAAACACAGCAGGTGTAGCAGATGGAAAGATTCTTAAATATCAAGCGTCAAGTAGTAGTTTTATAATTGCTGATGATACTGGTGGATCTCAAGGTGCTACTACATTTACAGGTTTAACAGACACCCCTTCAAACTATGGTAATGCTGCAAATAAAACATTAAAAGTAAACTCTAGTGGTAATGCTGTTGAGTTTGTTGATGTATCTACAGATATAGTAAATGACACCACACCACAGCTAGGTGGTAACTTAGATGTTCAAACAAATGAAATAACAACAAGTACAACTAATGGCAATATTAAATTAAATCCAAACGGCACAGGCGTTGTTGAGATTAAAGGTGATGGTAGTAGTGCTGATGGAACTTTACAACTTAACTGCTCACAAAACAGTCATGGTGTAAAAATTAAATCACCAGCCCATAGTGCAGGTGCAAGCTATTCACTTACCTTACCTGTTAACGTACAAAATGGTGGTAGATTAAAAACAGATACTAACGGTGTCCTTAGTTGGGATACTAACACTTATCTTCAAGCAAACCAGCAAATAATTGGCTCAAGTATTTTATTTAATTCAACAAGTCAAAACATAGTTTTTGATACTGATGGTAATAATACACATACTATCTCTTTTGTTGCTCCAAGTACTTTAACTAAAACAAGTGCATTTACCTTGCCAGAAGACGGAACTAATGGTCAATTTTTAAAAACAAATGGTAGTGGTGCATTATCTTTTGGCACTGTAACTACAGATTTAGTTGGTGATACATCACCACAGTTAGGTGGTGACTTGGATACCAATGGCAATATCATAACTTTTGGTACAGGTGTTGGTTTTTCTAAAAAAACAGGAGCAACAAACGCTGTTGTAAATGGTGTTACTCAACACGTAAAACAAAACTCTCTAATAATAGATGGTGGAATTTACGATTTATTCTTTACAGGAGGGTCATCAGGATCAAAAATAACTTTTGGTAGTTCTGACGGTGCAACACACGAAGTGATGAGAATTACTCCATCAGTTCTGGGTGCAAGTCAACACGGTAAGGTTGAGCTTAAATATGTAACAGCAAACGCTGGTGGTAGTACTTCTTCTTCTACAAAATTAGCAACTACACCAACTGGTATAAGTGTTACTGGTACTGTTGCTGCCACAAGTTTTACAGGAGATGGATCAAACTTAACAGGGGTATCGGGAGCAAAAGGTGGGTCAGGTGAGGCTATATTCTATGAAAGTGAAAATACAATGGATAATGATTACACAATATCAACAAATCATAACGCTTTGGTTGCAGGTCCACTGACAATTAATGCTACACTAACAGTAAATACTAACTCTGTTGTGACGATTCCATAATGGCAATAGCAATTAACGGATCTTCAAATACGATTACTGGATTAGCAGTAGGCGGTTTGCCTGACGGTTCTGTAACCGCTGCTGATCTAGCTAGTGGTGTTGCTTTTAATCCATCCTCACTTGTAGTCTTAGAGCAGTTTTATTTATTAGCAGATGGTAGGTCAGTTACCACATCAAATGGAACAGTAACAACAACTAATGTTACAGCTACTCAAGCTGCTACAGATGCACATGCAACATTAAATGGTTCTAGTATTAGTTATCAACCGCCAACTGGCACAACAGAAGTTATATATGAATTTATGACGGCTGTACAAGAGAATAATGATAACGATAGATTTTTATCAACTTTTGCTGTGCAAATAGATGGTACGACTATAGAAGCAAGTAAAGATAACATTTTCTTGTCACAAACTCAATATTTAGGTCATCTAAACGTTAAATTTCCTATCAGAATAAAAAGTTCTGGAAGTGATGATAACGATACAGGAGATCGAGCTGGATGGTCATCTGCCAAAACATTAAGTGTAATAGCTAATAGATATTCATCTTCATATCATTTGCTTTTTCATACTAAACGATATTGGGGTAATTCTGGTACAACTGGTACTGACGTACTAAAAAAACCATATGTAGGAATTACAGCTATAGGAACACCTTAATTATGTCAGGAAAGATTAAACTAAACGCAGCATCAGGTGGTGGCTCAGTAAGTCTAGAGGGGCCAGCTTCAAGTAATGCTGACGTAGAATTTAAATTACCTGTAGCAGATGGCAGTGCTAATCAAGTTTTAAAAACAAATGGTTCTGGTGTTTTAAGTTTTGGTGCAGATCAAGGCGGTAAAATTGTACAAGTTAAATCCGTATCAAAACTTGACACTTTTGCTGTAACTAGCCCAACAGCTAATCAATATTATGATGTTACAGGTTTGGATAATTTACAAATTACAACTACAGGTTCTAATAAAGTTATTGTTTTTATGAGTGTATATATGGGATTGCAAGCCTCTGGTTACACTGGTTACATGAGAGGAATAAGAACTACAAGTGGATCTGTAACAAATTTATCTTATCCGAGTTCATCAGACGCATCAAACGAAGCTTCTGCTGTAACAGTGGCAGGATCTAATACATCTACTAATAAAAGTACTCATGCTTTGCATATTGTCGGATTTGAAGATAGCCCAAGTGCAGGCACACATACATATGGTATTCAAATTGCAACTCGGAATACATATGCAATTTACACAGGTAGACCTTATGACGGAACAAACGCTAGTAACCTAGTAGTAACCCCTTCTGGAACAATTACACTTTATGAGGTGGAGGCATAATTATGTTAGACCATGAAGCTATAGCAAAAGCATATCCAAATGTAGTAACTATTGATGATGGTTTTGGTGCATTTGATAAAGACAATAAATTGATTCATCTTGAACAATCTAAAATAGACGAGGCAAGAACAGCTTTAAACGCTGAAGCTCTTGCTAATAAGTACAAAACTGACAGAACAACTGATGGTAAAGAAACGTATCCTAGTGTCGGAGATCAATTGGATGCTCTTTGGCATTGTATTGATGCTGATGCTGATTTAAAAGTTAAATTTGCAGGTTGGTACGATTACCTTAAAGTGGTTAAAGATTCTAACCCAAAACCTTCATAGGAGATAAATTATGAGTAGTAGAGTTATTGTTAACAGTATTAGACACACAGGAGCAAGTGTTGATGGAATTACTTTAGATAGTTCTGGTAATTTTTCTACAAATGGTTCAATTACAGCAACTGGTACAATCACAGATAGCAAAGGCAATATAAGAAAAATAATTATAAGCAGTAAAAGTAGTGCATATACTTTAGTAGCTGCTGATGCAGGGAAAGCTATATATATTTCAACTGGTGGTGTTACTGTTCCAAATGCAGTTTTTTCTGCTGGTGACGCAATAACAATTATCAATAATAGTGGATCGAGTCAAACTATAACACAGGGTACTAACGTAACCATGTACAATACTGCGGATGCTGCTACAGGTAATAGAGCTTTAGCTGGTAGAGGAATGGCAACTATGTATTTTGTTGATTCTTCTACTGCGTACATCTCAGGATCAGGGTTAAGCTAATGGCTACTCAACAAATATTGTTGGGTGTTGGTGGTGTTTCTGCTGTAGAGGTAAATGCAAGTAGCACTACTAATGTTGTTTTAGCAACTGTTTTTGGATCAGATTGGGCTGCTACTGTAGATAAAATATACAATGTTCCATCTGGTGTAACTATAGGAGCAACTGCTGGAAATGCAGCCATATTAGTTTCATCTGGTATGGGCGGAACATTAGTAATTAATGTTGCTGGAGCAGTTCAAGGACATCATGGAACTGCTGGAAGTGGTGGTTCTGGAAGTGTTCAATACACAGCCGATTCTGGTGATGATGGTGGTGATGGTGGTCATGCAATAAGTGTTGCTTCATCTGGAGCAACTATAAACAACACTGGCAGTATTTCTGGTGGTGGCGGTGGTGGCGGTGGTGGCGGCCAAGGAGGTCGTAGGCAAGCAGGGTTTTTCTTTCATGCTGGCGGTGCTGGCGGTGCTGGCGGATTAGGTCAAGGATATAATCAAGCTAGAACTTTCGGAGCTTCTGGATCACCAAATTCACAAGGAAATATGAATGTTGGGTCTGGTGGTACTGGTGGTTACGGCGGACTTTTTGGTATGGATGGAAGTAACGGAAATAATGGCATAAGCCATCATGGAAATTATGGAAGTGGCGGAAGTGGCGGTGCTGCTGGAAAAGCTATTAATAATGGAGGTGCATCTTGGACAAACGGCACTACAAGCGGAACATATCACGGTTCTTATACCTAAATAATGGATATACCAGAAATTAATCTGCCTGATACAGATTATATTCTCGTACCACCTAATACAATATTCTATCCACCTGTGGCAGAGATTCCATATCTAGATCCAGTTCTTCTTCCAAGTCTGGAACAGATAGAGTCGGGTTTGGGAGGTCAGGAAGCTTCTGTCGAAGAAGAAAAAGAATCTGCAAAGGAGGAAGGGTTGCAAGTAACACCAGAATCAATACCGAAAAACCTGCCAGAAACCAAAGAAACCTTATCAAGTGAAGAAGCTATAGCTACCTTTACTATACCTTTTTATGGTGAAATGCCTATACCTGCACCAGAAGTCATTGCATCTTCTGTAATCGCTGCGGGTACTGCATCAGTAGCGAGCGTGGTAGGGGGGATTGCTATGCAGTCAGTATTAGCTTTTATCAAGAAAACATTTAAGAAAATCTTTACTAAGATTCTTAAAAAAGAAGTCGCAAATGTGAAAGAAAAGATAGATAATAATAAAGGTAGCTAGAGTTCACATACCTGTACGTGTGGCGTCTAACTAGCTACTTAAATTATTGCCATTTACCTTTAGTTTCCCATTCTATATATTCTTTATTTCTTTTTTCAATGTAATCCCAAAACCATTTATTTGGATCGTTTGCATCTGTAACAGGTCTTGGTTTTAATTTTTTTAGTTGTTTTTCTAATTCATTTTCAACAATCCAATCCATATGTTTTATAACTTGTCCTAATAACTGATTTTCAAAAGCTGGACTTTTCATATATAAAAACACCATAAAACCAGATCCAAATGTAATTCCTGATATAATTAATGCTAAGACAGCGATAAAACGTGTTCTTAAACGACTTGTAGTACGTATTACTTTTTTCATTATTGTTTAAATTTTTCTGCGTTGGCTTTTACATAACTTCGTATATTGATGACATCACTACAGATGTATGCGTATTTTGAAGCAGGGTTTATCATATAACCTGATGCGTGAAGCTGTCCGCACTTCAAGATACGAACTAGCTGCTTATCATGCACTTGCTTGTCTAATTCTTCTTTGGCTAGGTCTAGCTTTACTTTTGCTAATTCAGAACACGTATCATTATTAGTTCCTAGCGGTATCATAAAACTCATCTGAAACCCCCAACCTTCATTTATATTATATGTATCTTCTCCTTGTGCATCATTACCTGTATAGAAAGGTGTAAATGCCATAGTGGGTTGACTACAAACTAAGTTACCAAACTGTAGTTTACCTGTCATTCCATTATTAACATTCATATTCTGGTTGATAATACTAGAGTTACCAACCGCATTAGGTTGAGCCTGTACATTTGTATCGCCTTCGGCTCTTGCTTTATTACTGACTAAAGACAGACAAGCTAGTAATAACGCTAGTAGTGTTGATCGTGTCATTCTGAGTTATTTGCTCAATAAGACCTGCTGATCTTGTTGTGATATTCAGCGACCAAGGTAATGATGAATCGTCAACAGTAAATACTGCATCACCACCTGCAATACCAGCAGATGCAGCTACAGATATATTAGATCCTTCCCAAGTGTTTACTGCTGATCCATATTTCTCAGTCACAATGCTACGAGTGATAGTCTGAGTTGTATTTTCAGTGCGGTTACTAGAGCCTGTACTCCAAGTTGGTACTCCGTTTGCGTAACAAGGTGCAGCTATAAATAAACCTAGTAAGAGTAGCTTTTTCATTTGATGCCTACTTTAGTGTTCTTATTATCTACTATAGTATCTTTTTTCTTTTTTATCGAAAATCCCAGTGAGGCAGTGGAGGCACTAAAGATCGAGGCTATGAAAGTTGGATCAAAATCTACAATCTTTTTACCAGATGGCGGTTCGTAATATGAAAGAGATAATAGCGTTGCACTCCAAAGAAGAACACAAACTTTGACAATGGTTTCGACTTTACTTGGTTCTTGATCTTCCATATTAAAAAAACTGCCTAGTGTGTGAGGAGTAAGCTGTTGACCACTGCTTATTTAGGCAGCTATATGGCAAACTTAGCAAATATTGGTATGTTTGGAAAGTAACACAATACTAATTATGCTGAAAATCTTAAAACCCATACTACTAAAGTTCTTTACCACAACTGCTGTAAAAAGATTAGTAGTCGATTTGCTTCGTGCAATTTGCAAGCAGACCTCGAATACTCTTGATGACAGAGCCGTTGATATGTTAGAGCAACAGTTGTTTCCCAAAATGAACTGACATGAACAGCCAAGAGTTTTTTAAAATACTCATAGGCGAACCACCTCTTGAAGTTGAATTAGAAATAGAAATGAAATGTAGAGAGGTGGAAGAGCTGCCAGAAAGTATTATGAAAGCATATGCTTTTGCTTTGGTAAAAGAAAACAAAATGCAAGATTTACTTATTATGGCAGCTATGCAACGTATTACTGAATCAGAAATTAAGTTATTAAGAACTGAAATGGCTCTTCATCATTACAAAAATAACTTAAAACCAAAAAAGAAAAGTTTACTCAACAGAATCAAGACTATGTTGGGCGTGTTCAGATGATCTATTATCTTCCCATAACACCTTGTAGTAATACATTCTAGTACCTGCTGAGTTTTTTCTTTCTATAGTTTCAGTAATATTGCCATACTTTTTCTTATATGTATTAGCTATAACAGAATAGTTCTTTCTAGATACACGATCATTGATTTGGAATCTTTGTCCGATTAGCTTATTAGGCATAATTTGATAAAACAAGGTATATTAGTTTCAAAACCAATTCTAATTATGGGAAAAGAAAAAAAGTTAGAATTATTAGAAAATCTTCAAACTGTTCTGATACAAGAACTATTAGGGAAGATAAAATGTGGCGAAGCAAAACCAGGAGATCTTAACGTAGCTAGACAATTATTAAAAGATAATGGCATAGAGTGCATACCAACAGAAAAGAATCCTATGGAAGATCTTATGTCAAACCTTCCAGACCTTGATGTAATACCTGCTTTAGAAAGATAGTTTGAAAGTTCTTGTTGCCTGTGAATATAGTGGTAGAACTCGTGATGCCTTCTTGGCTTTAGGACATGATGCCATAAGTTGTGATTTATTACCCACAGAATCTCCTGGACCACACTATCAAGGTGATGTGAGAAACATTTTAAACGATGGTTTTGACTTGATGATTGCACACCCAAGCTGTCAGCATCTAGCAGTATCAGGTGCAAAACATTTCTGGCGAAAAGAAAAAGAACAGAAAGAATCTCTTGATTTTGTTAGAACACTTATGAACTGTAATATTCCCAGATGGTGTATAGAAAATCCTATAAGTGTCATTGGATCAAAGATAAGACCTGCTGACCAAATAATTCAACCCTATGAACATGGAGATCCTTTTCAGAAATCAACATGTTTGTGGTTAAAAAACTTACCTTTACTAAAACCTACAAAGATAGTTGATAAAGGTGAATTTTATATTTCTCCCTCTGGTAAAAAAATGCCTGATTGGTTCAGTAAAAACAAATCTTGGAAGGTTCGTAGTACCACGTTTCAAGGTATAGCAAACGCATTTGCCTCTCAGTTTGGAGATGAAAATAATTTACCTGTACCAGTAGAACAATTATCTTTATTTTCTGAATATGCAACCGCTTCCTGAGAAACTACAAGATTTTAGATACTTTCTAATCATAACGTGGCGGCATCTTAACCTACCTGACCCCACACCAGTTCAATTAGACATTGCTGAGTATTTACAGCATGGACCTCGTAGAAAGATCATACAGGCCTTTAGAGGAGTGGGTAAGAGTTGGATAACTTCTACCTATGTTGTGTGGAAACTACGGATGAATCCACAAT